TCCGCGGAGGAGGCTTACCTTGCATTCCTGAAAGATACTATGCTGTCTCTTATCCGAATGTATGAGCAGGCTTTTTCAAAAGGCTTGCTTACAAAAAAGGAGCGCATGAACGGCTACGGCATTAAGTTCAGCATGAACGGATATGCAAGAGCCAATATGGCAGCACGTGGCGAATTTTATCAAAAAGGTATCAGGAACGGTTGGTTTTGCGATAACGATGTCCGAGAATGGGAGGATATGCCCCCATATGATGGCGGAGATAAATTCTACATTTCAAAAGACCTTATCGATGTTTCGCTGCTGGAGGCGTTTGTTATGAAACAGATAAACGGCGGCGTTACTGATGATACGGAAAAGACGGGAGGTGATTCGGATGGGAAATCAGACGATGAAAACGGCGTTTCCGATACCGCAGTCCTCTGAAAAATACTGGGAGATAAAAAATCAAACCGAAACGTCCGCGGAACTGTACCTTTACTCCACCATATCATCATGGGGTGAGGAATGGGGCGATACCAGCGCAAAGGACGTTATCAACGCTGTTAAGAATCTGGGTAATATCTCACAGCTTAAGATCTACATCAATTCCCCTGGCGGTACCGTTTCCGAGGGAATGGCTATCAAGGCGTTTCTGGCCAGACAGACGTTCAAAAAGGACGTTTACATAGACGGCTTGTGCGCTTCCATTGCCACAGCGATCGCTTTCGGAATAAACGCCACGGTGCACATGGAATCCACCGCTCTTGTGATGATACACAACGCATGGACGGGCGTCTACGGAAATGCAGCGGAGCTTCGCAAGGCTGCGGATGATCTCGAAAAGCACGACGCGGCTATCAAGCAGATATACCTTGACCGCACCGCGGGAAAGCTTTCCGAGGAAGAGATCGCGGACATGATGAACGCGGAGACGTGGTTCAGCGCGTCGGAATGTATGGATTACGGATTTGTCGATGAAATTGTTTCTGGAAGCACACAGGCTGCGGCTTGTCTGCCAAAGGAGTATTTCGATCTGTACAAAAACGTGCCCAAAAGTGTTTCGGTGCTGAACGAAAACCCCGAAATTCACATTGATATAACCGCCACTCAGGCGATTATTGATAAAGCAAATGCTGTGCTCCAAGAGTACAGCTATCGAAAGGAGAAAAACATTTATGGCAACTAACAGATGGCAGCTTGTTTCTATGAGAGACGGTTTTGCGGATTCTCTTGCCGAAGCCAGGGACAAGCTTACGGCTCTGCTCAGCGATACCAAGTCCACGGCGGAGCAGAGAACGGCTCAGCAGAATATTGTGACCGACCTTACGGACCGTCTTGAAAGGGCAAATGCCGAAATTGACGCCTTTGACAGGGCAGCGGAGGCGGCAGACAAGGCGCGGCACGAAAGGGGCGCGGGCAAGACGGAGCTCCCCGAAAACGTTCGCATTACAAACGCATACGCTTCTCTTATCAGGGCGACTATGAACAACACGCCCATCGGCGCGGACATCAAGAATGCGCTTCTGGACGATACGTCCACAACGGGCGGCGCGTCGTTCCTCCCCAAGACTGTATCGACGCAGATCATCACAGAGCCTCTTGTGAAAAATCCTTTGAGAGATCACGGCACCTACACCAATATCGCCAACCTTGAAGTGCCGAGACTGTCGTTTTCCATTGCCGATGATGACTTTGTCGAGGACGGAGCTACCGCAAAGGAAATGAAAGCCAAAGGCGCTACGGTGTCTTTCGGGCGCAACAAGTCTAAGATATTCTGTGAGATATCTGAGACAATCCTCAACGGTTCGGACGCCGATCTTACCTCTTATGTAAACAGTAACCTTACCGCGGGTCTTGCGGCAAAGGAAAAGAAGGTTGCTTTTGCGGCAACGCCCAAAACGGGAGAGGAGCATATGAGTTTCTATGCAGAGGCTGTCGGCATAAAGAAAATAACCAGCAACACTCTTTTCAGCGGTATCAGACAGGCTATCGGCGACCTTGAGGACGATTTCCTTGAGCGTGCGGAGATCTGTATGCGCAGAAGCGATTATCTTGAGATCGTTGACACTCTTGCCAACGGCAACGCTTCTCTTTACGCGGCTCCTCCCGAAGCGGTACTCGGTATACCCGCGTTCTTCTGTGACAAGGCTGTCAAGCCCATTATCGGAGATTTCAGCTATTCGCACTTTAACTACTTCCCCGACGTCATTTACGACAGGGATAAGGACGTTAAGACGGGTATGAACGTGTTCGTTATCACGGCATGGTTCGACCACCAAATCAAGCTTGCCTCCGCGTTCCGCATTATAGAGGTGACAAGTGTCTGATACAGCCGAAGACGACGATACGGCTTTAAATCTGTCATTGTCGCCGCAGTCCGATGATGTTCCCGCCGATACCGAAGAGCATAGCACGGAGGCTTCGGCGGAATCGGACGCGGATACCGATTATTCCGCAATGACAGTAGCTGAACTCAGAAGCCTTGCGAAAAGCAGGGGACTTACTGGGTACAGCACAATGAATAAAGACGAGCTGATAGCTTTGCTTTCGGGCAGTTGATAAGGAGGCGATATTGTAATGGAGATACCTGAGCAGCTTGCACGCGATATATGTTACTTTCTCGGCACTAATTCCGACGATCCCGAAGAGTACGGATATGTTGTTTCTCTTATTAAATTTGCTTATGCGGATCTGCTTGAGAAAACAGGCGTGAACTGGCTTGAGAGCAAAACTCCGAATTACGATATAGCCCTTGAAACTGTTCGTAACAAGGTCTTTCTAAGCTTTTACGGCAATCGTGACGATCTGAAAAATCCCGAACATCTTGAACGGTTCATTGCTGCCAAGACATTCTCACTTCAATACTCCGCCGAGGCGGTAAAAGCGAGGAGGTCTTCCGATGGTGCGTAATCAGAAGATTATCTTCCTGAAGCAGCATCCCAGCACTCGTGACGAGTTGGGACAGAAGCATACGGAGTGGCTGCCAGAGGGTAAGCCTGCTCTTGCGAAAGTTTCCTCCGTAACGGGAAAGCTTTACTATGAAGCTGCCAGAGCCAACGAGGAAAATACCTTGCTTTTCAAGGTGCGGTATTCTTTTCTTCCGAAAGATTTCAACAAAATCGATTACCGTTTGCTTTACAACGGTACGCAGTATAAGATAAAGCAATTTGCGGACGTTGACCAACGTCATTCTGAAGTACAGATAAGAGGAGTATCGGTATGATAAAGTTCACCCAGGTTTATGCGCTGCTGCAAAAGGTCGGGATTCCCGTAACCTACAAGCAGTTCGACGGACCGAAACAGGAAATCCCCGATCCGCCGTATATCGTGTATTATGAGACCCGAAGCAGCAACATCGGCGCCGATAATGTCACCTATACGGAAATGCTTCCTGTTATCGTTGAGCTTTACACCGACCGCTGCCGAAGCCTTGAGCTTGAACGCAGGATAAAAGACCTGTTGACCGAGGCGGGACTGTACTTCAATACTGACCACGGAGACGATCCAGAAGAAGACGTCCATATTGCGTACTTTGAATTTTCAATTATTGAATGAAAGGAGAAAAACTATGCCAAATTCTGTTTCCGAAGTTGCGGATAACAAAGTTGAATACGGTTTGTGTAACGTGTACTATGCGGTCATTACTGGTTATGACACCGAGACTAAGAAGTATACATACGGAACCCCGATCCCCATTCCTGGCGGCGTAAGCGTTACTTTCTCGGCGTCGGGCGATTCTAACCCGTTCTATGCCGACAATATCACGTACTTTAACGTTAAGACCAACGCAGGCTATGAGGGCGATCTTGAAATTGCTCTTATTCCCGACAGCTTCCGCATCAATGTTCTCGGTGAAGAAGAAATTGACGGAATGCTTGTTGAAAATTCCGATGCCCAAGGCAAGGAGTTTGCACTTATGTTCCAGTTCGATGGCGATGCCAGCGGCAGACGGCACATTTTTTACCGCTGCTCCTCTGGAAGACCCGATATTGCTTCTTCCACAAAAGAAGGCTCTACTACGCCGAATACCAACAAGCTTACCATTACTTGTATGGCACGCGAAAACTACCACTATATCAAGTCTTCGCTGCTTGAGGCTAAGAACCCGACACGTTACAGCAACTGGAATACCCAGGTGCAGGAACCTATTGCAGAAGACGCTGCATAATTTACATTTCTATACGCCGCTCGGCATGTCGGTACAGTGCCGATATGCCGAGCTTTTATTTTAGGTGATATTTATGGTAGTAAACAAATTGGCTTTCGGTATACGCGAATTGCATTACGCATTAAAAACAGACAGCGGGTATGCCGTTCCTAAGGCAATGCCTGGCGCTGTAAAAATTGCTTTAAATGCTAAATATGACGAACATTTTGTACCTTATTTGAACTGTCCGTATCCCAAATTGACTTACTCATATTTTTATGGATATGACGGTTCTATAACTGTCGCAAATTTAACCCCAGAATTTTGTGTAGAGGTTTTGGGTTATGAAATTTCTTCAAAGGGCTTGATTGAGAAATCAACATATTATCGTCCAGAGTGCGCGCTGCTTTTTGAACGAACAGGCAGCATTCCCGAAAGGCATTGTTATTATTCATGCTTTTTCGGAAGATCTGATTTTAACGGTGAAACCAAAACAAATACGGTGAATGCAGACACAGTCCAAATTCCGATTAAGATAAGACCGTTAGATGGAGATAAATCACATAAAGACAGCGATATTAGGTTAATAAATTCCGATATTACATCTGATGTATATAAAAATTGGTTCAAGGCGGTGCAATGATATGCAGAAAACAATAAAAATTGATAACGTATCCTTTAATCTGGCCGCGACTGGAGCTGTTATTTGTATATATAAGCAGCAGTTCGGCGTTGAATATTATGATGATTTCCTGCGCATTACAGCTATAAATTCCAATGTCAGCGCAACCGATATTGAGAAAGCGGCGTTGTCGTTGGAGATAGGATACCTCCTTATATGGTCCATGGCAAAGGCGGCGGATCC